TAACGGATACAGGTATCTGCTGAGTTCCAAATTGGGTCATCAAAGCTAACATTTATCTGCTCCAGCGTTCCAAAGAGATCAATATCATCTATTGTGAACGGGCCACAATAATCGGCAGGCATTGCTCATTACGCCAAAGTGACGGTAAGGCTACCTGATGCAATCTTGAAAATATCGCCATTATCAATTGCTTTAGAGGTATCTAAGGCGGTATGGTACAAAAGGTTGCCAGTTGTCTGTGCATCCCAAATACCAATCCAGCCAATCGTTCCCCAGTTGCCTGTAGCTTGTGGGAAAGTAATATCAGCGCTAGTTGTGCTTGCACCGTTAGATGGGGCAGCAAAAGTAGCAGAATGGCGAATATACGCGCCACCACTAACTTCTGTGCATGTGCCAGCATCGGTAGGATCAGCAGTATGCAAGCTGATATATACGGCTGCTGGAGCAGTAAAAGTAGTAGCTCGTAATGTGCCGTTGATTAACGCATCTTCAAGGTAGTTTGAGATTTCAGCCATGATAGTCCTATCGTGAGGTAAGTTTCATTTGTAAGGGAATACCCGAATACTCGCCACCTTGGTCTGCATCGGAAATGTTCGCAATTGCTCTATCATACAGGGTTGACCATGTTTGCGATCTAGCATCGTTAATTAAGTAAGGCTCTGCTTCTATCAATGCGCCATACAGCAGGGCATCGGGATAGTTTGCAAGGAATACATTAGAAGGGTTTGAGCCGGACAATACAGGCGGCTGTGCGTAGTACAAAATCTCTAATACATAAGCCGCATCTGGCTCTGGGGCAAATTGAAACTCTGATGCCAATACGGTATAGAACACAGGAAGGCCAGACTCATCTGCCCTAGCATCTCTTGTGAAGCCGCTAGGGGACAGATAAGTAACAGGCATCCGAGGGTTTCCCTGCGTAAACAGGTCACGAATCTCTAAGAAATCGGTAGGCAATGCTACTCGTGGATCTCCGCTAACCATAGGCGCTGTAGCCGACTTTAGCATTAAGCGAGTACGCAACTCTCTTGCTAATCGAATCTCTGCAAAGCGAATGAAGTCAGGAATCTGTGCCGACAAGTCGCTGCGGCCTAGATAGCCAGCAACAGAAGCCTGCAAATCCGTGTAGTTTGTATAACCCATTATTTTTTCTCTATGTTCGCCCAGCTATAACTATATTGACCAATGTGCTTTATATCCATAGATAAGTCATGGTCTACCCAAGTATCAACACCTGCGTCTTTCGCTTTTATGCAGAAGTAAATATCTTCACCTAACAACTTGTTATTAGGTAACTGCTCAAAGTAAAAGTACGGTTCTTCTAGTTTTGCAAATACACTTGCTTTTATCATCATTACACCGCAGCCTATACCATCTGCCTTGCTTATGCCGCTTAACTTGTTAGAGTAGATCGGCAACCATGTGCAGTCACCATTTTCCTCTATTGTTAAATTCTTAGCTGTAGGCATGACTGGCTCTGACCGAGTCGTAGCATTTACCCCAACAATGTCCTTGTTATGTTTTAGTAGCCGCATGAGCGTATCTTTTGGAAAACGCATATCTGCATCTATAAACACGATATAGTCGCACTTAGCCGCTAAAGATGTTCTAACCAACTGATTGCGTTGGTCAAATATCAATGTGCCTGCTGCCGTATAAATGTCTATGTCGTGCTTGGTCGTTTTAACCATGTAGCCAACCATTGCAGCTAGGTCAAACGCTGTTGCTACTTCCATCTGCCCTCTAGCGGGGATACATATAGCTATTCTCATACGATGCCCCCACGAGTACGAAATACTCTGTTCTCTGGGTCATTTAGCCACTTCTTTAAACCTTTAGGGTCAATGATGTGATAGCCACGCATCAAGCCTTTTGTGTTTAGATCGTTAATGATCTCGGTAGGCAATGTAGCAATATGGTTTCTAGCATCTATTGGGTTATCGCCCCAGCCTTTGCCTGTACTGTTCTCTGCATACTTGGTCTTTGTATATTCTACAAAGTCGGTCATGTCGGTTACGGACTGAATAATCAGGCCGCCTTCACCGTCATCGTGAGCTATGCGGGTAACGCCATTCTCTACATCAATTATCTTTTTCAAATCCTAATCCACCTATCAGGTATTAGGTCGGTAGTATCTAAACCATTGGTAAACCAATTTCTAGGACTAACTACAGTATTACCATTGGCAAGCCAAGCTCCCCACCAACCAAAAGAGCTATTAGCTATTATATGGTTTTTAAAGGAGGAAAGTAGAGATAAATCGGTAACTGCTGTATTGCAGGGCATTACATAATCAGCCCACTCTAGGTTATCAATACACCAGGCTGGGTCATCCGAGAATACGACTACCGTATGGTCGGGGAATACCTCTAAAGCCTCAAGGTAATACTCATTGCCTAGATTGTGGAATACTTCCGGCAATAGCAGGTAATCGCCACGCCTTACTGTTACCGCTACCATGTCATCGTCAAAAGACGATTTTGGCAGGTAAAACTCTTTTCTTACTTGGTCGGCAATATCAGCAAAATACTTCTCTGACTGCCAATAACCTACCATCATTCCTGACTCGGTTATTTCTTGATGCCTAAAGCCTTTTTCCTCTATCCGCTTTCCCTGTTCATTTGAAACAGTAGCAGATATAGGGAAAACCCCTAGTTCGTATTGTCTATTTTTGTTTACTTCGTAGAAACTGTTGTTTAGAAACAACGGCTCTTGTAGTCGTTTAGATACAGCCAGCCCAGCAGCATACTGGAACATCTGATTGCCTAGACCGCCTTGAATGTATGTAATCATAAAATGAGGGGCAGTTACCCACCCCCCATTCTACTTACTAATTACCGATCTATCAAGACAGATCGAAAATACCACCGTGTGCAGCTTCGTTGCGAACTTCAAGGGTCAACTCAGCCAAGATCTGTGTCTTTTCGCTATCGCCAGCTTTAGCCAGTTCGATAGTTTGGAATGGGCGCAGATAAGCCAATGCTGCATACTCAGGATCGAGTACGAGAGCATCACGGGTACGCATGAAACGGTTAGGAACGATCTGCAATACACCAAAGTCGGACTGATACAAATCAGCGCCAGCTAGGATGGTTGCTTGACCGTTGGTTGGTACTTGGTAACGCTGTGCTGCCAAACCAGTAAAGCCTGAAACTACTTGCTTGAGAGCTGGGCTAACAAACAAAGCTGAAGGTGTGCCGCCTGATGCAAATACTTTAGCAACAACATCTTTCAAGAAAGTTTCTGTGAAAGTGCGGGTCGTGCCATCGGTACGGGTAGAAACACCGATAGTTGTAGGATCAGCACCAGCAGTCGTACCAGAACCTTTGTTGGTGTTGGTCTTGATGTAAGACAACAGCGAACCCATAACACGAGCAGTAGAACCGCTTGAACCAACAGCTTGACCTTGGTTGGCGGTAATGATTGCCTCAATGTCACGCTTGATTTCAGCAGATGCTTTAGCCAACTGATAAGCTTTTTCAGACTTACGACCAGCTTTGTCTACAGCTTCCAAAGTACCAGAAACTTGCACAGTCTTACCAACGATCTGTGTGTAGTTACCAATACGGCTGGTTGGGCTGAGAGTAGCTGAAGAAGCATCAGCACCTTCTACCAATGCGTTAGCAGTAGTAGCGGCTGCGAGGGCATCAGTCTGCCACTCATGGTAAACGCCAGTAGCCTTAGTCTTGCCAATAGATGACATGATTGGGGTATCGGTTGGGGAGATGTTATAGATAACATCGGATAAATCTTCACGAGCGCCAATAGCGTCGTAGCGATCATAAATAGCCATGATAAATTCCTTTTATAAAAATCGTTCAAATAACCTTGCAGCGTCTTTCTTATTGCCGGATTGGCGTAAGCGCTCAAAGTCTTTCTTTTTTGCTTCAGATTCGGAACTCTTAGGGTTAGATGTTCCTGGTTTCAATGTCTTTGGTGCTGACTGCACTTTCTTATGTGCGCCTGGCTTTCCTGCTACCAGCTTGTCATACATCATCGACTTATAGAGCGCTGACACAGCACGGCTATCGTAAACTTGGCTTAGTTCTTGATCCGAGAATCCAATGGATTTAGCATAAGACCGAATATCCCTACGGATTACTTCGGCTTTGGCCTCATCCTTAAACTCAGGAATCAACTCAACTAGCTTTTGTTGCTCTTGCTGAATGTGCGATTGCAATACTTGGGACTGTTGTTGTGCCTGTTCTTGCTGTACTCGCTGTCTTTCAGCTTGGATAGCGCTAAGTTGCTTTTCCTTCTCACTACGATCTGCTATGGCTAGTGCATACGCAATAGGGTCATTTTCCCTGAGTTCCGCTAGG